CGGCTCGGGCGTGATGGCTGCTGAGTTCTATATTGCCGATGCTTCTCCAGCTACCGCTGGCACTAACGTCGCTATTTCTTCGGCTGCTGGCGCTCCTGCTCTGGTTCTCCCAGCTGGCGCAGTTATTTTGTCCGTGGTGATTACTGACGCTGGCACAGGCACCTGTGACCTTGGCGCTACCGGCTACAACTCCGGCACTGCTGACAACAACTTCTTTGCCTCTGGCTTGGCTGTTTCGTCTTTGGGCGTCGTCACTTCTGGTTTGACCTTTGCCCCATCGACTGAACTGTCGTATGTGACCGTGACCGATAACACCTCGGGCGCTGGCACTGTTGCTGGCTACATCACTTACTTCGTCGCCGATCCGCTGGTTGGTCAGCAGAACGTCTAATTAAGGAGCATCATCATGATGCAAACAGACGTAAAAGCCGCGCAGGTAACCTCTACTAATACGGCGTACGCTGATACAACCCGTGTAAAAGCGGTGACGGTCAGCTACGCTTCTGGTGGCACGGTTGTCTTGAAAGATGGCGGCGCAAGCGGTACTACGCGGTTCTCGTTTACGGCACCCGCTACAGCAGGATCAGAGCATATTCTGTTCCCCGGCGAAGGCATCAAGTTCAACACTGATGTACATGCCACGCTGTCTAGCGCAACCATCGTGGTGTTCTATGGCTAAGTCTCCGGCATGGCAGCGCAAAGAGGGCAAGTCCGAGAAGGGTGGCTTGAACGCCAAAGGACGTGCTTCGTATAACAAAGCGAATCCGGGTAAGCCGGGACTCAAAGCACCGCAGCCGGAGGGTGGCCCTCGTCGAGATTCATTTTGTGCTCGTATGAAGGGCATGAAGAAGAAGTTGACAAGCGCCAAGACAGCAAACGATCCGAATAGCCGCATCAATAAATCGCTACGTGCATGGAAGTGCTGACATGGCTGATAACCACGAAACCGCAAAACACGTTGTTGACGCGCTGTCGTTAGTTACAGTTGTCGGCACGCTGGTCCAGTTGCTTCCGGCTATAGCTGCGCTGTTCACAATCGTGTGGACTGCTATCCGTATTTACGAAACCGATACCGTGCAAAAGTTGCTCGGTAAGGAGAAATCCAATGAAGAAGACGAAGGCAAAGCCGGTTAAAGGTTCGGCCCGCACCAAGAAGTTTGATGCTGGCGGTCTGGCTGCGTTAGCGGGGCTAGGCGCTCTTGCGTACATGATGCGCAAGAAGAAGGGTGAAGAAACTGGTGGGTTGAAAGCGAAGATCGACCAAGAACCTGCACCGGCTGAGCGGGCAGCAGTAGCTGAGCCAAGCGCGGAAGTAAAACGCGCCATGGATGCTTCCAAAGGTCGCCCTGAGCTGATCCCAGAAGGCACAACCGATGCGGACAGAGCAACGATGTACGGTGATACCGTTGCTAAACGCACCATGCCTACACCTAAGCCGAAAGCACGTACAGCTTCGCAGACGTTCCCTCTTTCTACACCGGCTAAAGAATCAGCTGTAGCTCCTCGTGCAAAAGCCACTGACAAGGTTGGTGCTGGGTATGAAGGTCTAACTACTCTACCTAAGTCTACCCCGAACGAAGAGCGTCCATCGAAGCCATACCCTGAAAAAGAGGCAGCGGCTAAGAAAGCTGAAGCAGCTAAATCGGCCAAAGGGTTCGGCCCCAAGCTTACGTTTTTAACCCCCAAGCGCTTAGATGAAGCTAAAGAAGCTATGCGTCGTGCACGTGAGGGTATGAAAAAAGGCGGCACAGTCAAGAAGTACGCATCCGGCGGTTCAGTTTCGTCGGCGTCCAAGCGCGCTGATGGTATCGCCCAGCGCGGTAAGACTCGTGGGAGGGTTGTGTAATGGCTACGAATGAAGGCACCGACCAGAAGTCGGCTGAGCGCAATCTGCGTTTGGAGTATGAGAATCTGAAGAAGGACGAGTTCGTAAAAAAAGAATTCGAGCCCAAGCCACCGGCACCTAAACCTGCGAAGAAGATGGCGAAAGGTGGTAGCGCCTCATCCCGTGCAGACGGTATTGCTCAACGTGGCAAGACTCGCGGGAAGATTGTCTGATGCCCGCCAAGAGTGCAAAGCAAGAGAAGTTTATGCGGGCTGTGGCTGAGAACCCCAAGTTCGCCAAGAAGGTAGGAGTGCCTCAATCAGTGGGGCGAGAGTTCACTAAATCAGGAGGCGGTATGGCTAACACTTCACGTATGAATCGTTTGGAAGAGCTGGGGCGTGTGAATGCTGAAAAGGCATCGACAGCTAAAGGTAAGAAGAATCTGATGGCTGAAAAGAAGCGGATTGTTGGCGAGCTGAAAAGCGGCGCTATGAAGAAGATGGCAGGTGGCGGTCTAGCTGCTGGCCACAAGTCAGCTGACGGCGTTGCCTCCAAGGGCAAGACCAAGGCCAAGCAGGTCGTAATGGCGGGTAACAAAGGTATGAAGTACGGCGGGAAGTGCTGAAATGATGGCCTCACGCGGGATGGGTGCAATTAACCCAAGCAAAATGCCGAAGGCCAAGAAAAAGGCCCGACGGGATAACACCGACTTTACTCAGTACAAAGAAGGTGGCGTTGCTAAGTCTCGCGTGAACGAAGCTGGCAATTACACCAAGCCGGGTATGCGCAAGTCGCTGTTTGAGAGCATCAAGTCTCAGGCTACGCAGGGTACCGCAGCAGGTCAGTGGTCAGCCCGTAAAGCTCAGATGCTGGCGAAGAAGTACAAGGAAAAGGGCGGGGGCTACCGTGGCTGAAAAATGGATACAGAACGCAATCAAGAAACCCGGCGCGTTGCGTGCTCAGCTTGGCGCAAAAGAGGGCAAGCCCATCCCCGCGAAGAAGTTAGCGGCAGCTGCCCAAAAACCGGGGAAATTGGGCCAAAGAGCGAGACTCGCCCAAACCCTGAAGAAAATGGGCAAGAAGTAAGATGAAAGCCCCGCAGCAAAGCCTGAAGGCATGGACGGAGCAGAAATGGCGGACAAAGAGCGGCAAGCCATCGTCAAAGACCGGAGAGAGGTATCTCCCGGAAAAGGCGATCAAGGCGCTAAGCCCAGCCGAGTACGCAGCAACGACGAAGGCAAAGCGGGCAGGAAAGAAAGCTGGCAAGCAGTTCGTCGCGCAACCAAAACGCATAGCCCAGAAGACCGCGAGGTTTAGATAATGGCTTTTACAACCAACACGACAGCGTTCAACCCCGACCTTAACGAGCTATTCGAAGAGGCGTTCGAGCGTTGCGGCTTGGAACTTCGTACGGGTTATGACTTCCGTACAGCACGGCGCAGCCTGAACTTCCTACTTGGTGAGTGGGCTAACCGAGGCATTAATCTGTGGACGATTGAGCAAGGCTCGATCAACTTGGCACAAGGGGTAACTACGTATGATCTACCTGTGGATACCGTTGATCTTATTGAACATGTTATTCGCACTGATTCCGGACAAGGCCCTAACCAGACTGATCTGAATATCACGCGGATTAGCGTCTCGACGTACTCGACAATCCCGAATAAGTTGGCGCAAGGTCGCCCGATTCAGGTGTGGATTAATCGTCAGTCGGGGCAGAAGGTCGGGTCTAACGCAGCTACGCCTAAGTATCCACAGATTAATGTCTGGCCTGCGCCAGATCAGGGTACGACTCAGCAGCCGTATTACATCTTCTACTACTGGCGGTTGAAGCGCATCTACGATGCTGGCGATGGTACTAACGTGATCGACATCCCATTCCGCTTCCAGAACTGTTTGGTGGCGGGGTTGGCGTACATGATCGCCATCAAGAAAGAGGGCGTCTCGGTAGATAGGTTGAATATTCTGAAGTTGCAGTACGACGAGGCATGGGAGTTGGCGTCGAGCGAAGACCGCGAGAAGGCTGCTGACCGCTTTGTGCCGCGTGAGTACTTCATCTCTTAACTATGGGAAACAGGTTTAGTTCAGCCAAGAATTCGATTGCGGAATGTGACCGCTGCGGGTTCAGGTTTAAGCTGAAGGTCTTGAAGAAGTTGGTTATTAAGACCAAGCAGGTTACGATTAAGGTGTGCCCGACATGTTGGGAACCTGATCAGCCGCAGTTGCAGTTAGGTATGTATCCGGTGCAAGACCCACAAGCAGTACGGGAACCAAGACCGGATTTAAGCTACAGGCAAGCAGGTTATACCGGGTTGCAGTTGACGTTGAACACAGACTTTGGTGATCCGTCAGGTGGTAGCCGGATATTCCAGTGGGGCTGGGCACCGGTGGGTGGGGCAAGCGGGAACGACGCGGGGTTAACACCCAACGCTTTGGCTCCGGTGAGTATCGTAGGTAACGTAACAATCTCGTAGGAGTCGATATGAAACACGAAGACATCAAGAAAGACAAACCAGCCATGGAAAAGATCGCCAAGAAAGCGGTCACACGCCATGAAAAAGCAATGCACGGTATGGCTAAAGGCGGCGTGACTGGTGAGGCTATGCGCAAGTACGGTCGCAACGTAGCCCGTGCAATGAACCAGAAGTCGTCTGGCCGGGGCCGATAATGGCTAAATTTTCACAAAAGCAGGGCGGCAAAGAAGTAGGCCAAGCTGCTGTTTATGCGGAGCCACATACCATGGACGGTAAAAAAGTTAAGGCTGATCTGCCATATACGGCAGGTGCCAAGGTTATGACTGAGATGAACCCATCAGTTGCGGGTATCTCTAAAGGTAACTACAAAGAGACCAAGACCAGCGGCATCAAGATGCGTGGCGCAGGTGCTGCCACTAAGGGAATTATGTGCCGTGGCCCAATGGCTTGAGGTGAGTCGTGACGTATAACGAACTGTTCATTGCGGTCAAGAACTACCTGCAAAACGACTTTCCCACAAACACGTGGACGAGTGCGGCGGCTACAGGTACGGGCGTTATTTCGTCTAACGGCGCTGAACAGATCAATCTGTTTATTCAACAGGCGGAAGAACGCATCTATAACACGGTGCAGATTCCGGCCTTACGAAAAAACGTGACCGGTGTAACTACCAACGGCAATCAGTACTTGTCGTGCCCATCTGACTTCTTGTCGGTGTTTTCGATAGCGATTATCGATGGGGATGGCAACTACGAGTACATGCTGAATAAAGATGTGAATTTTATTCGCGCAGCGTACCCTAACCCAAATACTGAGGGTTTACCTAAATACTATGCGCTGTTTGGCCCTACGGTAACGCCTAGTTTTCCGTCTTCAATAATCACAAATGAACTTAGCTTTATTCTTGGTCCAACGCCCGATGATGCTTATGACGTAGAGTTGCACTACTACTATTATCCCGAGTCGATTATCCAAGGGGGTATTAGTGCGCTTGATTCAGGGGCGCTTTACAGTGGTTCTGGATACACCAATGGGGTTTACTACAATGTACCCTTAACAGGCGGGTCAGGTTCAGGTGCCGCTGCGACTATTGAAGTATCTGGAGGTTCAGTTACTTCCGTAACACTAACGGCTAGTGGTTCTTCTTACGCTGGCGGCGACGGTCTATCCGCATCTACGGCGTACATTGGTAATGGTACTGGCTTTTCTATTAACGTACTGTCTTTAACCAATGTTTCTGGTACTTCATGGTTAGGCGATAACTACTCGCCTGTATTGCTTTATGGCACGTTAGTTGAAGGCTACACCTTCCTGAAAGGTGAGCAGGATTTGATTGCTGTGTACGAGAAAAAATACCAAGAGGCGCTTGGTCAACTCAACCGTCTGGGTACAGGGCTTGAGCGTGGTGATGCTTACCGTGATGGTCAGGCTAAGATTAAGGTGAATCCGTAATGGCTATCCAGCAAGGACTGACAAATAGCTTCAAGCAGGAGATGCTCCAAGCGGGGCAGAACCTTGCTACGGATACGCTCAAGATGGCGTTGTACACAGCGTTTTCAGATATTGGGCAGTTGACCACGGTATATACGACAACCAATGAAGTTGTAGGCACAGGCTATACCGCTGGAGGCGTGACTATGACCGGCGTGACTATTAGCACAGAGACTACTGGCCCGAATGCTGGGACGGTATATGTTGACTTCGCAGATGTGTCGTGGCCCGGTGCTAACTTTACCGCCCGTGGTGCGTTGATCTATAACGTGACGCGCAGTAATAAGTCGGTCGCGGTCTTAGACTTTGGTTCAGACAAAACTTTTACTTCAACCAACAACACCGTCACTATGCCAGCGAATACGGCAACGACGGCTTTAATTCGTTTTCCTTGAGGAGTGTAATCATGCCTATCGCAAAATCGCAAATGGGTGAGACTGTTCAGGCTGGCGTGGGCGCACTCACGACTAGCGATGGTCGCGTAAAACTAGGTGGTGTGTTTAAGGTCGAGTGTTTCGGCCCTGACGGTCAGAAGAAGTGGGAAGACAACTTCCACAACCTCGTCGTCAACGAAGGTCTGCAAGACCTAAACACCAAGTACTTTAAAGCATCGGGCTATACCGCCGCTTGGTATCTGGGCCTAGTGCTTGGCCCCGGCTCGGGCACGGTGTTCGATCCTACAGATACCCTAGCGTCGCACGTTGGCTGGACTGAGGACACTAACTATTCTGGTAGCCGTAAGTCTGTGACGTTTGGTACAGCTACGTTGGCTGACCCGTCTGTAATCGACAACTCAGCAAGCCCTGCGGTGTTTAACATCAACAACACGACAACGGTTGCTGGCGCGTTCTTAGCGTCGGTAGCGTCGGGCACTTCGGGCATTCTGTTCTCGGAAGGCGACTTCACAGGCGGCGACAAACTTGTGGCAAGTGGTGACACGCTGAACGTCACTTACACCTTCTCGGCTGATGCTGTTTAATTAAGGAGTAACTATGGCTACCATGTTTAAAAAGGGCGACACTGTTAAGTTGATTGCGGTAGTGCCGCAAGGCCCGGTTGAGGCTTTACGTATGGATGAGGACGGCAATTTTTCGTACCTTATTTCATGGACTGATACTAATGGCGCGGCGCATTCTCGTTGGTTTGATGAGGCAGAACTAACTGCCGCGTAAAAGGTAAAGGCGCATGTTTGGGTTTTCGGCTCTTTCAGAAGCGCCTTTTTCCGCGTTACCTGTAACCGGCGGGCAAGTATTATTTGTTACTGTAAGTGAAGCAGTAAACTGTTCTTCGGTAGAAAGCGGTGTTGTTACGTTTGTAGCCGCAAGAGCAGAAGCACTTAATGTAAGCGAAGTATTCGCGGCGCAAGTAGTATTTGATGGGCAGATTGATGAAGATGCGCAGTTTGACGCTGTTGTATCCGGAGCGCAAACCGCTGTTGGAGTAGTAGCTGAAACAGTTAATTTATTAGACGCAGTTAACGACGAGCGGTTTGTATTTGCGGATAGTGCTGAGTCTATAAACGTAAGTGTGGCGCTTTCAGCACAAGTAGTGTTTGATGGGCAGATTGATGAGGACGCACAGTTTGACGCGGTCGTATCAGGGCTACAGACAGCGGACGCGGCGGTAGATGAGCAAATAGATTTTAATGCTACGTTTGCGGCGCAAGCTAATTTTGTTAGTGCATTAGCAGAGTCTGCGTCGTTTAGTGCAATAGTATCTGGTGCTCAAACTGCTAACGGGTTAATCACTGAAGAAGGGCATGTCAGTAGCGCCGTAGACGCAGATGTTTTAGGTACGGCGGCTATTGATGAGTTTATAGAAGCATACGACCTGAACATTGCTTCTGCGGTACTTATTAATGTTGTCGAAGACCGTGTTGAGATGGTTAGCACGGTTTCCGGCGTACAGGATGCGTTTGGATCCATAGCAGAAGAAGTAGACACAAGTGTAACTTTTGCGGTACAGGCTAGTTTTGTAGCAACACAGTTAGAAGAAGTAGATGCAAGCGCAAACGCTGCGGCGCGAGTAGATTTTAGTGCTGACATAGATGAAGACGTTCAGTTTGACGCAACAGTTGCTGGCCTACGGATCACCTCTGCTGCGCGTAGCGAGTCAATAAATGTAAGTAGCACCGAAGCAGTACAAGCAGACTTTGTAGCAGCGCAAGATGAAGAAGTTAACGCAAGTGCAGCGGCTTCAGCGCAAGCGGACTTTAGCGTCAATATAGATGAGGATGTTCAGTTTGATGCGGTTAACACCGCCGCAGCTATAGTTAATGCAGCCCAGAACGAAACAGCGGAATTTAGTGATACAGAAGCAGCACAGGTTGATTTTGTAAGCGCAATTGCAGAAGAAGTTAATTTAAGTGCGGCTCAAGCCGCTCAAGCTGATTTTGCGGCGGACATTGATGAAGATGTACAGGTAGATAATGTACAAGTAGCAACAGCAAACGTACTTGCTGCAATACAGGAACAAGCTAGGTTCTTTGATTCAAACTTTGCACGGTACCTGTGGGAGCTTATCAATGACGCACAGAACGCGGACTGGCAAGATATAAATAGCACTACGACTCCGGGCTGGGGGCTGATTGGTACAGAGCAGACAAACAATTGGCAAAACATAGACACCGACACATCACCGGGGTGGGGCGCTATAAATACGGATGAACCCGGCGATTGGCAAGTAATAGACACAGTTTGAGGTAAACGATGCCATTAGTACTAGCAGACCGTATAAAAGAAACGACCACTACTACGGGCACTGGCAGTGTTACGCTCCTCGGCGCCGTTATAGGATTTCAATCTTTTGCTGTTATTGGGGACGGTAACACTACGTACTACACCATTGCGGGTCAAGGCACTAATGAGTGGGAAGTCGGGGTTGGTACCTACACAGCTTCTGGCACCACGCTATCCCGTGACACTGTGCTTGCATCTAGCGCTGGTGCGCCTACTAAGACAAATTTCTCTGGCGGCACCAAAGACGTATTTGTAACTTATCCAGCAGAACGCGCAGTCTATTCTGATGGTACAAACATTGTGCCTGATACTGCTGCGGTATTACCCCCTTCTAGTGGTGGTACAGGGGCTAATACGTTAACGGCAAACAATGTAATTCTTGGTAATGGTACGTCTGCTGTTCAGTTTGTAGCGCCGGGAGCTAGTAATAATGTCTTAGTGTCGAACGGTACAACATGGGTTAGTGGTGGGGTTAGCTTACCTAATAGCGTTACTTTTAATAACGGCGGCGTTGGCGATGCTTCAGGTACGACCTATAACGGTAGTGCCGCTCGTACAATTAGCTATAACACTGTTGGGGCACCAAGCACTACTGGTGCTAATGCGTCGGGTACTTGGTCTATAAACGTAACGGGGTCTGCGGGGTCTGCTGGTACTGCTAACTTTGCCACTTCCGCAGGGTCTGCTACTACTGCGGGCTTTACAAGTGTTTTTACGACCACTAGCACAGCCGTTAGAACTCTAGGGGTGACATATACAAACACCTCTGGAAGGGTACTCGGGCTTTATGTTGCTGCTCGAAACGGTAGTGGTGTTTCCACAGGCATGACTTATTTAGTAAATGGCGTAGTTGGCAATTATGCGACCTACACCCCCGGCACCGCTAACTTCTGGAGTGGGAGTTCAATAATGGTTCCGGCAGGAGCTACGTATAGAGTTAATAACGCCACAGGTTTTTCACTCGGCGCAATAGTGTTCACGGAGGTTACGTAAATGCCTTACTACAAGAATGACGAAGACGATCTTTACTGGATTGACTCAGAAGAGTTTGAGCATGTCATTCCTGCTGGGTACGTAAAAATAACAAACGAAGAAGCGGAACCGATCTTAGAACTTCACCGAAACCCACCACCCACGGCAGAATTAGTGCGCACTGACCGTAACGCTCGTTTGGCGGCGACGGATTGGTCTCAGCTACCTGACGTACCTCAGAGCATTAAAGACCTTTGGGCACCTTACAGACAAGCTTTACGAGATGTGCCAGAGCAAGAAGGGTTTCCGTTAAACGTACAGTGGCCTGTAAGTCCGAGTCCGCTGCCGTGGGAACAACAATGATCGGTACGGTAATGGAGGTATAAATTGACCCGCTAACCCTTCTCGCTGCTGCAAACGCCGCTGTTGCGGCAGTAAAGGCTGGCTGCAAACTTTACAAAGACATCAAGGGTGCAGCGGGCGACGTAAGCGATGTATTAAAAGACCTGAAGGAGCAGTACAACAAGATAGTAGACCCGACACCACAGCAAAAAATGCAGTACAACGCAGAAGTGCAGCGGGTGCAGGAGATAGCCAAGGCCGATCCAAACGACGTATTCACAGACATCGGTAATCAGTTGGGCGCTTTAATGGATGCGTACGATGCAATCAGCAAGCTGTTCTTGAAGGAGCAGTTGGAGGCAAAGCAGGTGTACAAGGGCGAAGAGAGTATTGGCAGGCGGGCACTAAAGCGCATTCTGATTACATCAAGGCTAGATGCAATGATGGCTGAGATACGAGAGACGATGGTGTACCGCAGCCCGCCGGAGTTGGCTGGGTTGTGGGGTAAATTTGAAGAGATGTGGCAGCGGATTGTTGCCGAGCAGGAGATAGCCCACGCAGAGGAACTGAGACTAGCACAAATAGCAACATGGCGACGCAGAAAAAGAATAGCGGAAATCAGGGCAAAGGCAATGTGGGTTTCGGCAGTACTCTTCGTAATAGCATGGGCGGTGGGTCTAATGTGGCTAACGACAAGAAGCATGATTA